CTACGGATCGTCTGCTGGCTCCAAGGCCAAGAACGACATGCTTGCTGCAAAGGACAAGTAAGATGAAAGAGAACTGGGACGCCTGCTTTGAAATGGTGCTGAAGCACGAAGGTGGTTTCGTGAATCACAAAAAAGATCCGGGCGGGATGACAAACTTGGGCGTTACAAAGAATAGTTGGGAGCGGTATCTTGGCCGCGAGGTTAGCGAAGCCGACATGCGCGCCCTCACCCCCGAAGTCGTCAAGCCCTTCTACAAGTCCATGTACTGGGACAAGATCAAGGGCGACGATCTCCCCTCCGGCATCGACTATGCCGCCTATGACCTTGCCGTCAATTCTGGCGTTGGCCGTGCTGCAAAGTATCTTCAGGAGATCGCCGGGGTCACTGCTGACGGGGTGATCGGCCCGAAGTCCTTGGAGGCCATCAAATCCTGCGACGCTAAGGAAACCGTGGACGCGATCTGCGACATGCGCATGGATTTCCTGAAGGGTCTTTCGACCTTTGGCACGTTCGGCAATGGCTGGACCGACCGTGTGGGCAAGGTGAAATTCAAAGCCATCAGCATGGCATAGGTGATCTATGGCGAAGAAGCCAATCTGGGATAAGGCTAGGCCCTCTGACATTGGCGAGCCAAAGGCTCTGTCCAAGAAGCAGAAATCGAGCGCGAAGGCTGCGGCTAAAAAGGCTGGGCGACCCTATCCGAACCTCGTCGATAATATGGCTGCGGCCAAGCGGAGGAAGTGATGGCAAAGACACCAGCTTGGCAACGCAAGGAAGGCAAGAACCCCAACGGGGGTTTGAACGCCAAAGGGCGGGCATCCGCCAAGGCTCAGGGCATGAACCTGAAGCCGCCTCAGCCAGATGGGGGCTCACGCCGTGATAGTTTTAAAGCAAGAATGTGCGGTATGAAGGAAAAATTAACTTCAGAAAAAACAGCGCGTGATCCAAACAGTAGAATTAATTTGGCACTTAAAAAATGGAATGTGAAATGTTAAAATGCACTCGATGTTTAGAGGAAAAACCTGAAACTTCAGAGTTTTTTCCGCTGCACAACAAAAAGAAAAACGGGCTTGATAGCTGGTGCCGCAAATGTAGAAATGATTATCGAAAAAAAATTCGTGTTCCATTAGGGATTAAAAAATCTGAGTATATTCGGGCGTATGAGGCGAGAGAAATTGGTGAATGCGTAATATGCGGATCATCTGAAAGCATAGTTATTGATCATGACCATAAAACCGGGGAAGTAAGAGGCCCTCTTTGCCAGCGTTGTAATTTGGGAATTGGCCAATTTCGAGATGATCCAAAACTTTTAGAACTAGCGGCGTTGTATTTAAGGGGTAAGTGCTGTTGCGGAAAATGTAACACAAAATGGGGTGGGCGAGATCCCGATTCTCGCATCAACAAATCGCTGCGAGCTTGGAACTGCTGACGCGATTGCCTTGACCGCTTGTTCAGGGCTATAATGCGGCGCATGTGCATGCTGTAGCAGCGGCTGAAATACTGAGAGGGTATTTATGAGCTACACCATGACATATGATAGCCTGCTCGTCGATTTGCGGCGCTATCTTGAACGCGGCTTCACGCAGGAAAGCGACGCCATCGTCTATGACCAGCTCCCCCGGCTGGTGACGCTGGCTGAGCGACGCATCGCCCGTGAGTTGAAGATCGAAGGCTTCATCCAGCCCGTCACGACCGTGCTACAGCCGGGCGTCGCCGTCTACATGAAGCCCGACCGCTGGCGCGACACCATCTCCATGACCGTCGATAATGCGGCGGTTTTCGCCAGATCCTATGAATACATCCGCTCGTACTGGCCTGATGAGGCCCAAACCTCGACGCCTCTTTACTACGCCGACTATGACTATCAGCACTGGATCTTAGCCCCGACACCGGCAACGGCTCAGACGCTGGAGATCTTGTATTACCAGCAGCCAGCCCTTCTTGGCGATGATTTGCAGACCAACTGGCTGACGCAGTATGCGCCGGATCTGCTTTTGTACGCCGCCCTTCTGGAGGCTACACCCTTTCTCAAGAACGATGAGCGCATCCAGACATGGCAGGGCATGTATGACCGAGCCGCGTCTGCCATCAACAATGAAGACTTGAAGCGCATTGTTGACCGCGCCGCCAACAGGAGCGAAGCCTGATGACCACCTACTCTCAAGTTTTTGGCGGCGCTAATATCTATCCGGCTGAGATCAGCTACAGCGAAATCACGCTGACTGAAGATGTTGTCCTGAGCTGGCCTGAAGAAACATCGACAAACCAGAACCTCGCCACGCGCATCATCGACGTTTATGCCGACCCCGGCGACCTCAGCATTTTTACGCCGGATGCGCAGAAGGCTGGCGTTGGCGAGACCATTCTGTTCAACAACAAAGGCGCTGAGACGTTTATCGTAAGAGATGCGGTTGGGGTTCAGATCGTCTCCATTGAGTCAGGAACGGTTTGGCAGATCTACCTTACCGACAATACGACTGAGGGCGGCACTTGGGATTCGCTGCAATATGGCGCGTCCATCTCTCAGGCCAATGCTTCGTCTTTGGCGGGTACGGGCATTGTTGCCGTTGGCACCCTGCTCAGCCAGTCTGTCCCCGTCACGCTGTTCAATTCTGACTACACCGCAGGCGTCAATGATCGCGCTAAAATGTATGTCTGGAATAGCGGCGGCGGCGGCACTCTGACGCTTCCGACCCCTGCATCGGTCGGCAACAACTGGTTCATGTATCTACGCAATTCTGGCGGTGGTCAGGTTTCTGTTGACCCATCTGGATCTGTCGATATCGACGGTCTTCCGACCAAGACGTATGAGCCCGGCAACTCATCGATCATCGTGTGTGATGGGACTGAGTTCTTCACGCTTGGCTTTGGTCAGGACGCGATCTTCGTTTTTGACTACACCGTCATCAATGTTCCGGGGACTGGAAACTACACGCTCGCAGGCTCTGAGCTGAACCGCGTCGTTTACAAGTTCACGGGCGCTCTTACGGGTGATCGAAACATCATCGTTCCAGATACCGTTCAGCAGTATTGGATCGATAACTCGACCACAGGGGCTTTCGTTTTCAAAGTCAAAACCGCTTCTGGTGTTGGCGTCACCGTAGAGACTGGCCAGCGCGGCATCTACTACTGCAACGGCACCGAAGTCATCGACGCTGACACCAGCACGGCGTCATATCCAATCCTTGTTTCGCAGGGCGGCACTGGTTCGACGACTGCTGGCGGCGCTCTAATCAATCTTGGCGGCAGCTCCACGGGCATCGCCATTTTTACTTCGATTGATCAGGCTGCTGCTTGGGCTGCATTGGGTGTTGCGCCTGCGGGCGTTGTTGATGGCGGGACATTCTGATGCCTGACACCCCCATGATTCTTCGTTCTGAAGCTGGCGTAAAGCGCGACGGCACGAAGTTTGACGGCAATTTCTATACGGATGGCCAATGGGTCAGGTTCCAGCGCGCCTTACCCAGAAAGATTGGCGGCTACCGTTCGATCAGCAAATATCTGTCTGAGATCTCGCGTGGGTTCAACAGCTTCACGCAGCAGAGCGTTCAATACTGCCACTCCGGCAGCAGGCAGTATCTGGAGCGGTTTACGATTGATCGTTCTGGCAACTGCTCGATCATCACTAACAGGACGCCCCCGTCGATAGCCGCGACTGGTTCAGTCACATTGACGGGCGGGTCTTCAGGGTCGGTGAACACTATTTTGGTGAACACCGTTGCCATCACTTCGGGGGCAGTTGCTTTCGCCACGGACTTAGCGACGACAGCCGCCAATGTCGCCGCAAATATCAACGCCTTTACATCTACCCCTAATTACACGGCGGTTGCTGTCGGCGCTGCAATCACCATAACGGCTTCAACTGCTGGCGCAGCCACTAACGGGTTCCCTGTCATCGTGAGCACCACCGGCATCACGACGACGACCACGAACATGTCTGGCGGCGTAGATGTTCTCATTGACTCAGAATACAACCAGTGGATGTTCCAGACGGCTTATGATGCGTCGTCAACCGAGAACTCTTTGATCGCGCATGTGGCTCCTAACCTGAGCTGCGTGTGCAATGATGAGGGCGGTCAGATCTTCTACGGCGACCTTCTTGGCACCGCCCCGCTGACCGAAATCACAATCCCTGCCGGTGCGAATGCTACTGGCGGCATCGTGATGCTGTTCCCCTATCTCATGTATTACGGGACTGCTGGCGTCATCGGCTGGTCTGTTCCGGGAACTCCGTCTGATCTATCGGGGGCTGGATCTGGGATCGCCCGTGTTTGGGGGCAGAAGATCATCAAGGGCATGCCGCTTCGTGCGGGCTCTGGAACCGCGCCTGCCGGGATCTTCTGGGCCTATGACGCTGTCCTTCGCGCTACCTTCACTGGCGGCGCTACGGTCTTCCAGTTCGACACGATTGCGACGGACACCTCGATCATGTCTGGCGACGCTGTCGTCGATTATGATGGCGTGTTCTTCTGGCCGGGCGTTGATCGCTTCTTGATGTTCAACGGCGTTGTCCGCGAAGTTCCAAACCAGATGAACCTGAACTGGTTCTTTGACAACGTGAACCCCAGCCAGCGCAGCAAGGTCTTCGCCTTCAAGGTTCCGCACTTCGGCGAGATCTGGTTCTGCTATCCCCGTGGCACGGCTACCGAATGCACTCATGCGGTCATCTACAATGTCCGCGAGCAGAGCTGGTATGACACCGAGTTGCCTAACTTTGGCCGGGCCTCTGGCGGTTACAACAACGGTTTTGCCGCCCCCATCCTGACGGGCGTCGTTCCTGTCGCGACGGGCATTCCGCCTGAAGAAGGCAACCCGATTGGCTACAAGGTCTGGATTCATGAGCAGGGCGTCGATGAGGTTGACGGCCAGTTCGTCTATCCCATCCAGTCCTATTTTGAGACCGCCGACTTGTCGAACATCGCTCAGGGCAAAAACAAGTATGTCCGCATCACCACGATTGAGCCTGACTTCATTCAGGCTGGACCGATGACGGTTCAGGTGACGGGCAGGGCAAATGCCAGAGCCCCTGAAGTTTACGGCACGATCTTCAGCTTCCCCGAGCAGGCGACACAGCCTTACGAGCAGATCGTGATGCTGAAAGAACAGCGTCGAGAGCTTCGTGTGAGGTTCGACTCGAACGCTGTCGGTGGCAACTACCAGATGGGCCAGATCATCGGGCATCTCGATACTGGCGACGGCACGGTGCTGGCATGAGCATAAGAGTCACACTCCCCACCGGCATGAAGCTGTCAGACTGGGCCGACCAGATTGCGCTGGATCTAGATCCTTACGGCGCGTTTGGCCGGTTGCAGGACGAGGCTCACTGGCAGGATTGGGGCATGCAGTTCGTCAACAATGCCTCGTTGAAGGAAAACATCCCGATTCCCTA